ATTCGCTAACTTATGAAATTTAGCACAGAAACAATCTCGGTTATTTTAATCGCGATAATCGTCACAATCATTTTAACATTAGTCGAGTCCGTCATTGGGTATTATTTCCTAAAGTTAATCGGTGGAAGTTTTACCTTTGGTCAAGTGATATGGATTATTTTAATAAGTAATTTATTAGTGGGGTTCGTTAAGGCTCTACGGGAACAATATGGAAAGCAAAGAGTCAAAAAATAAACAAACATTCAAGGTCAACATCAAGACTCAAGATGCTAAAAAGAATAAAAAGGCATCAAAGGGGAAAGGTGATGACTTAGATAACTTAGATAGCAGTAAAACAATTCCGAGAGATACTTTGAATAGAGATATTTCAAAAGCAAAAAATAGAGTTGCTAAAACAAAGTTGAGGGTTCTCGATGAGTTGAGAAAAAGTTATAGCATTGTCACTACCGCACTTGCTAAGGCAGATGTTTCTACTGCAATATTTTATATTTGGTTAAAGGAAGATAAAGATTTCAAACAAGCAGTCGAAAATATTGATGATAGTTTTAATACCATAGTCGAGGACAAGATAAAACAGAAGATAGTTCAAAACGATGGTCACATGTTGAGGTTCTATGCCTCGCATCGAATAAAGAAGTTTAGACCAAAACTCGGATTAGAAAATGAGGATGAGGCCGAGCCATTCCGTGTCACGATCATAAATTCAAAAGGAAAATAAAAATGAAAGAATGCAACTGGGAACAAACAATCAAACAAGAGGAGGCTTGGCAATGCCTGTTAGATGATATGACAACCGAGTTGTTGTTTGGTGGTGGGGCAGGAGGGGGCAAATCTCGTCTTGGTGTATCGTGGATTATTTTAATGTGTGGAATGTATCCCGAAACAAGATGGTTGATTGGTCGTAAAAAATTAAAGAGATTAAAGGAAACAACATTGAGAACTTTCTTTCAAGTTTGTCGAGAGTGGGGATTGAAAGCCGGTGTTGATTATAAATATAACTCATCAGATAGCATCATCACCTTTCGGGGTGGTGCTGAAATATTATTAAAAGACTTGGCTCATCAACCATCCGACCCAGAATATGATGAACTCGGTTCTCTTGAATTGACTGGCGGTTTCGTTGATGAAGTCGGCCAGATTTCTTTTAAGTGTTGGTCAATCTTGACTTCTCGTATTAGATACAATCTCGATAAATACGGATTGACCCCTAAACTTCTCGGGTCTTGTAATCCTACAAAGGAATGGCCCTATTCGGAATTCTACAAACCCGATAAAGATGGGAAGTTAGAGACACATAAAAAGTTTATTAAAGCATTGGCGGCAGATAATAAGTTTTTGAGTTCGAGTTATATAACTCAGTTGACTAAGATTAAGGACAAGGCAACTCGAGAGAGATTGCTCAATGGTAATTGGGAATACGATGACGACCCATCAATCTTGTTTTCATTCGAGGTTATTCAAGACCTATTCACCACTAAGGTCGAAGATAAGAGCAACAGGTTCATCACTGGTGATGTTTCTCGCAAAGGTCGAGATAATATGCCCATTGGTCTATGGCATGGCTTACAACTGATTAAGGTGGCAATGATACCCTATGAGATAAGGTCATCGACCAAGAAATCAGCCGAGTGGATTATGAAGTTTGCTCAAAAGCACAATGTTCGCTTTTCGCATATCGTTCTTGATGAGGATGGGGTCGGTGGCGGTGTTGTCGATAACATCCCGGGATGCATTGGTTTCTTAAATGGCAGTTCCGCATTCTTAACCAAAGACGAGAAACGAAGAAAGGCAAAAGGAGAATATTATATCAATTTCGGAAATCTAAAAACTCAATGCTATTTTAAGATGGCCGAATTAGCAGAGGCCGGAGAGATTGGCATCAATGAAGATGCTTTTGCTAGTGATGAGGACAAACAAGATTTCATCGAGGAAATGGGTCAAGTAAAACAAAGAGATACCGACAAGGATGGCACAGTTTATTTGGTTGATAAGAAAACAGTCAAACAGAATATTGGACGATCACCGGATTTCTCCGATATGGCTATGATGAGAATGCGTTTCATTGTTAAGCCAAGAGTTGCCATTGACATTATTGATTTATAGATTGTCGCAAGTGTCAATTTGTGCTATAATTTAGATAGTTAAATTTAACTCACAAAAATAATATGGGATTTATTGAAAAATTTTTCAACCGGACAGAGAAGAAAAGCGTTCCTTTGTCTTTTTTTTATAACTCGGGCATTTTGAATTCAATCATCACTCGAAGTGATGCTCTTGATTTCTACAAGTCTTGGGTTTATGCCTGTGTCGCAAAGCGGTCATCGGGTTTGGCTCAAATAGAATTTAAGTTATATCAATTAAAGGCCGGAAAGGTCGTTGAATTGTTAGAACACCAATTATTGGATTTGCTCTATCGTGTTAATCCGGAAACTACTAAATACAATTTCTTTCAGTTGTCGGCTATCTATCGTGATTTATTGGGTGCGTCCCCTTGGATTTTAGAGAAAGTAAACCCATCGGACAAAGTGCCTACAAATATGTATTTGGCTAGACCAGAATATTTCAAGGTTAGGAGAGATGCTCAAGGACTTATCACCGGTTATAATTATACTATTGGCTCATTCAATAAAGATTATACAGTTGATGAGGTTATTTTTTTAAGAAACTACAACCCACAAAATCCTGATGTTGGGATGGGCATCATCGAGGCAGTCAGACAGACCGCTGAAAATGATGATTATATTTTACAGAGCAACAATTCTCTTTTGAAGAATGGTGCTCGGCCTACTGGTTATTTGGAAACAGATGAAACCTTAACCAAGTCGGAGATTAAAAGATTAGAAAAGAAAGGCAAGAATAAATGGGCCGGTCTTGAGAATGTTGGCAGACTTCAAATTCTACAAGGTGGTCTAAAATTCAAAGCCGATATTATTTCACCAAAAGATTTGGATTATATTCAAGGCAGAGGAATGAACAGAGATGAAATTGCGGCCGTGTTCGGTGTTCCAAAATCTCTTTTAACTTTTGATGATGTTAATCGTGCCTCCGCATCTACCGGAGAATATCAATTTAATAAATGGACTCTTGAGCCAATCGCAACAGAATGGATTGAACAGTTGAATGAGTTTCTTGTTCCTAAGTTCGGTTCGGATTTATGGTTAGATTTCGACTCATTGGCTAAGGAGGATGAGGATTTAGAATTAAGAAAGAACACCGAGTCTTGGAATAAGTGGAGAACTATAAATGAAATTCGTGAATGTGATGGCGATTTGCCTCTTGAGGGTGGTGATTATATTTATATGCCTATAATGTCAGTTCCTGCCATTGGTGGTGTTCAAAAGAAATCAGCAGAAACTATCATCAAAGTTGGTTCGGCCACTAATCACGATCTAAATATTCAACAGGTTGATAGAAAGACCGCGAGAAAAGTTCTCAAGAGAGTTTCGTTGAGAAATTTCCGCACAAATAAGATGGCCAACGATGTGACCGAAAAGATGATGAGTAAATTAAGAGATAAGAATTCAGTCGTGTTGAAAATCGTTAGTGACGAAAGTAAAAAAAAAAATCCTTTAGTCTAACCGATGACCAAAAAGAATTGTTCTATAAGTCGAGAATGTCGGAGGAGAAATTATTAGAAGATAAATGGATTGGAGATTTCAAAAGTTTCTTCAAAGACCAAGAGAAAAGATTTATCACTAAATTAAAAGACCATAAGAAAAGTGCTATCGGAGATTTGGGAATTGATGTCGAGGATGAACTACAAGCCACGATCACAATCATCGACCCATTGATTTATGCCACCGTGATGCAAGGAATTAAACAGGCATCGGATTTATTACAACAACCATATATCGCAGACCTTGATTTCTTAAAGGCTTGGATTGCTAAAGTTAGTGAGGAGATTGGAACAGTTATCAATAACACAACTATCGATGCTTTCAATTCGTCATTAACTATCGGCCTTGAGTCGGGTGAGGGAATTGCTGATTTAACAAAGAGAGTTTCGGAAGTGTTTGACTTTGCTACTGATACAAGAGCCACGATGATTGCTCGAACTGAAACGGCAAGAGGAATTGCAGAGGCCCATCGTCAAACTTACGATTATTATGGCTATGAGCATGTTGATTGGTTGACCTATGATGCTTGTGACGAATGTATTTCTAAGAGTTTACAGAAATGGACAGTCGATACTATTGCCGGAGAGATACCAGTTCATCCAAATTGCAAATGTGATTTCGTTCCGTCAGTAAATAATCAATAAAACTATTGGATGAATTCGTCTAATTGTGCTATAATAAAATTAGTCAATATAAAAAATTAAATTCTATGGACAATAAAAATCACGCAGAGGCAAAAAAGGATTTCAAGTTATCGGGCATCAAGTTCAAAATACTTTCGACTGAGGAGGCCGGAGGTGAGGGAATTATTGAGGCCTATGTTTCTATTTTTAACAATGTTGATTTAGTGGGTGATATTATTCAGCAAGGTGCATTCGCCGAGTCATTGATGAAGAAACTTCCTAAAGGAGTTTGGTCACATGATTGGCAAGCACCTATTGCTTTAACCCTTGAGGCTCGTGAGGATGCTAAGGGCTTATATATTAAAGGACAGTTCATCTTAACAGTTCAAAAAGCACAAGAGGCTTACGATCTAATTAAAGCCGGTGTCATCGATGAGTTTTCAATCGGGTTTAGAGTTCTTGATGATGAGTGGAAAGAAGATGGCACTCGTGTCATCACTAAAGCAAGACTTTACGAATGGTCACCAGTTTTAGTCGGTGCTAACCCAGACACAGAATTGATTTCAGTCAAATCCGGTGAAGATGCCGAAGAAGAAACAGAGGAAGAGGTTATCGAACCAATCCCACCTGTTGAAGAAGTCATCCCCGTTGTTGCTGAGGAAGTAGTAAAGGAAGTTGTTGAAGAAGAAAAGGCTATCGAGAAAGTTAAGCATGATTTAGAAAAAGGCGTTGTCATTCTTTCGTTTACTGTCAAAGGTGAAACCATAACGGAAGAAATTAAAATGAGTGATAATTTTATTAAATACTTAAGAGAGAAGAAAGCTCTCAAAAAAAAGGTCGACACTAATAATGGAGAGGGCGATGCAACCCGAAAAATTCTCCGTATTAGACAAGTTGCTCTGCAACAAAAATCCTCAGCCGAGTATGTGCTAAGGATTACTAATAAAAAATAATTTTAATCTTTACAAAAGTATGGAGAACATTAAAGAAATTACAATGGACGAATTAAAAGGTCTATTGGGAGATAGCATCAAGGAATTGATGCCTACTCTAAAGAGTGAAATTGTTGGAGAATTAAAGGGTGACATGAAAAATGTTATCACTAAAGACACCGATGAAGAAGTTGTTGAAAAAGCAGCCGGTTTCATCAAGGACTTATGTAATGGCGTTTTAGAAAAGTCAGTTGACTCATCTACCGCCTCCTTTGGTTATACTGTTCCAACACAGTTAGCAAGTTTCATTTTGGTAATCAAAGATAAGATTGCTAAAATGCGTAAATTAGCGTTCGTGTTCCAAATGGCTGGTAATTTCCAATTACCTACTCAAGGAACTGGTGTGACTGCTTATTGGGTAGCTGAAAACGATGAAATCGATGAAAGCAATCCAACAGTCGGAAAATTAACATTGTCAGATTATTACTTAGCTGCTCGTGTGCTTATGCCTCGTCAGTTATTAAATACTTCTGCAATGAACATAATGAACTATGTTGGTGAATTATGTGCAAGGTCTTTAAGAGCCGCAGAAGAAACCGCGTTTATTGCCGGTGATGGTAATGGCAAACCAACAGGTTTGAGATTAGCAAACATCGCACACATCGACATGGTTGGTTCTGCAATCGCTTATGGTGATATTGTTAATTTGTTTTACGAATTACCAGAACAATACCGAGAAAATGCTGTGTTCATCACTTCATCTGCCGGTGTTAAGTTAATTCGCACTCTTGTGGATTTGAACAGGTTGCCTATCTTTGATATGCGTGACCAAAAGATTTTCCAAAAGAGTCTTATTGAAACCGTTGACATCCCTGCTAATTTAGGAAGTGGCACAGATACTACTGAAATTTATTTCGGTGATATGTGGTATTACTGGATTAAGGATGGCGAAACTATGTTCGTTGATACTCAAAAAGTATTAAAGAACCTACAAATCGAATTGGTAGTTGCCGAAGCAGTTGATGGAGTTTATACTCTACCAGATGCATGTCGCAAATTAGTTGGCGTAAAATAGTTAGTTATCTTTGGCCCTCTTTCTTAACGGAGGGGGCCAAGATATAACCTATTATTTACAATTTACAAACTAATCTCTAAAAAAGTATGTCAAGCAAAAAAAACAAAAAGGTTCAATCAAGTGCTGAACAAATCGCCAAGAACAATGGCTCTGTTGGGACTTCTAAATTGACACCTAAAAAAGGTTCTAAGTTGACCGCAGTTTTATTTATCAAATCCTACACACCTTATGTTAAGGGTGACATTGCAGGTTTTGAGGAAGATGTCGCAAACGAATTAGTTGAAAAGACTGTTGCTGAATTAGTTTAATCACAATGATGGTATTAGCTAAATATTTGAAAGGTCACGATCTATTCGTTCCCGGAGATATTCGAGGGATGGAATTGAGTGAGTTCAAGATATTGGCTAATAAAAAGATTGTTGAAGAAACTACTATCGCCGATGAGTGGAAAGGTAGCACCGAGAGAATGAGTCTAAAAGGTTTTAACATATTGGGTAAGAAATACCGCACCGATTTCATTGATGTGGTCATTCCTACAAAGGACATTGAGAATGTTAAGAGTTTAGAAGTTCTTAAAAAAGCCGAGAAGTCCGGTTCAATCTCTTTGAATATTATTGAGAGAAGTTTCAATGATAGAGTCGGGGGATTTGCTAAGGCTTGTAATGATGGTGCTAAGTTAAATTCTGCTCTTGGAGAATATATTTTATTTTTGAATGATGATGTTGAGGTCGGCACTAATTTTTTTGCCGACCTTTTATTACCTTTCAAGGATGAGAGTGTTGCCATGGTTGGGGCCGATTGTTCGAGGTTAAATACTTCGGTCAATGGTTCGGTTCTATGTGTTCGGAGAGAAGTGTTCGAGAGTGTCGGGGGTTTCGATGAAGATTATTTCTTTATGTGGGAGGACAATGATTTATGCCAAAACATAAAGAGGCGAGGATGGAAAATTGAAATCTCAAAAGCTGAAGCCAAACACGAGGGGAAAGACAGTTTGAATAATGGTTCGGAGTTTTGGAGAACTAATTACTTTAATGGAAAAAATAAGTTTGATGCTAAATGGATGAACGGCCAAAGAGTTATCGGTTCAATGATTGTCGGGAATGAGTCGGGTCGTTATATGTCGAGAGTCATCACTGATTTATTCAAAAGAAATTTAATCGATGAGATGGTTGTCGTATGTGATGATAGTGACCCAGAAACTATTGCGGAATTAGATGCATTGAAAAAGTTTTACCCGATTGATATTAAAGTGCATGAGTTCAAGTTATTCGGAGAGGCTGAAAATATATTAAGAGAGAGGTCGATTGATTATGCGATCAGTAAAAATCCATTCGGGATTATACCAATCGATGCTGATGAGTTCCTTGATGAAGAATTATCGAGGAAAGAAATAATTGAATTGTTGAATAAAGGTGTCGGGTGGGATTTTCCTATCGTGCATTTTTGGGGAGATGAAAAGAAGTGTCGAGTCGATGGAGTATTTGGTCATCAAAAGAATGTCAGACTGTTCCGGTATTTACCAGATAGGAGTCAAAAGTTCTTTGAGAAAAACCTACATTGTGGCTCTTGCCCGATTTATGGCTACTCTGCTCGAAAGACGACTAAATTCGTCTTGAAACATCTCGGGTATGTTCGACCCATCGATATTCAAGCCAAGAAAGAAAGACAACTCAAGCATGACCCTAAAATGTTGCTCGAGGATGCCACCTTATACGAAAAGATGGTGCGAGAGGGAGAATGTCGGGAGTTTAGTAAAGAGGAGTTCCTTAAAGGGTGGTAATACCGCCAAAAAACTAAATTCTTTGGGGGTAGGTGAGGAGATAGCAAGTTTTATGAGTCAATGTTCATCTTAAAATACCGCCTCGCTATGAGGCAATTAGAGGGCTAAAATGCCTATTTACAAATTAGTCAAAATCTTATGATTAAATTAGCAGAGTTAAAATCTTATATCGGGGAAACTTCAAGCACCTATGATACTAAATTGACCTACATCGTGAATGGGGTTAATCGTTTCGTTGAAAGATGGTGCAATAATAAATTGATATTCGGCCAAGTGATTGAATATGTGAGTCAAGAAGAACTCGAGGAGGATGATTTTCAAATATTTTTAGAGAACCGAGTCAATCTTTCGGGGGTTAAGTTATATCGAAATACTGGAACTTACTCAAATCCTGTTTTCGTTGAAGTGACTGACATCAATGTCCGACCAAGTGAGGGCATTATCGAGGTAAATGCTTATAGCGGAAAATACGATTTATCAAATGCTTATAAAATCGAATACAATGCCGGTTATCATATCGAGGCGAGTGGTGAGGGTGAGAATGCTATCGCCATTGATGTGCCAGATGATTTGAGATTGGCTTGTTTGAAGTTTGCCGGTGCTGTCGTTAATAAGAGTAAGGCAGAGGGTGAGAGTT